TGTACGTCGGCGGCTTTGAAGAGTTCCCCGTTCCGACGGGCCGGTACATGGTGAACGCCAATAATCCGTATGGCTACGGCCCCGGATGGTACGCGCTGGGCGATTCCAAAATGCTGCAGGTAATGAAACGCGATTACCTCACTGCGGTTGAATTGAGCGTAAAGCCTCCGCTGGTCGCGTCGGCAGACGTGATGGCCGAAGGCATAAACCTGATACCGGGCGGCGTAACCAAAACGCCGGGACCGCAGAGCCGGGTGGATCCGCTGTTCAATGTGGCGCTGGACCTGCCGCACCTGGCGGAAGAAATTATCCGTACAGAAGATGCGATCAAGCGGGCGTACAGCGCAGACTTATTCCTGATGCTGGACAGTATTACGACCGGGCAGATGACGGCGCGGGAAATTGTGGAGCGCCAGCAGGAAAAACTGCAGCAGCTGGGACCGGTAGTAGAACGGCTGCAGGAAGAATACCTGACGCCGATACTGGAGCGGACGTATAACATCCTGGACCGGGGCGGCATATTCCCGCCGATTCCGCCGGATATTGCGGAGCTGGTTGCGGAAGAGGACGTAAAGATAGTTTACATCAGTCCGCTGGCCCAGGCGCAGAAGATGAGCGGCCTTGTGAACATTGAGCAGTCCATTGCGTTTGTGGCGCAGATGGCGCAGATGTGGCCGGACGCTATAAAGACGGTGGATCCGTTGGGGACCGTGGCAAAATACATGGATCTGCTGGGCGCACCTGCCAAGATGCGGCGGCCTGAAGAGGAAGTGCAGCAGATGATCCAGCAGGAACAGAAAGCCATGCAGCAGGCACAGCAGGAACAGCAGGCAATGCAGATGGCCCAGGCGCTGCCGGATATTACCCAGGCGGCAAAGAACGCAACCGAAGCGGCTAACGACGGGAACCCGGCATTAGCTGACTGGTTAGGAATGAGTGGTGCTGTATGATGGGCAAACGGTACATGAGCAATTACGATGGCGACGATAAGCAGAAGTGGGTACGCATTGCCATTGCGGATAAAGACAAAGCTGCATTAAAAGCGCTGCTTTCCAGTGACGAAGGACGCTGGTTTATCGCCCGGCTGATGAAAAACGAAGGACTTACTACCAGCGCGTTTACGGGTAACTCTGCCACGTTCTACAACGAAGGGCGCAGATCTGTGGCAGTGGATATATACCAAAACATTAAAAGGCTGTTAGGCGTGGAAGGAATCAAGCTGCTGCATTCCGCACAGGAAGAACTGATGGAGTTTGAAGAACGGGCGCTGGAGATGGCCGAACAAAAGGAGGCAAAACATGGCTGATATTGAAAACGCTGCCAACGATAACACGAATGTGCAGCCGAGTGCAGACAACAATGCACAACAGCAGAACGCGGCTCCGACAGTAGATACTATGCTGGGCGGAAATGGTACCAACGCACAGCAGCAGAATCCGCAGCCGCAACCGGCGGCGCAGGGCGCACCGGAACAGTACGATTTTAAGGCGTCTATTCCGGAAGGGATGGAGATTGACGCCGCGCTGACAAAAGATTTTTCCGATATTGCGAGAGGGATGAATCTTACCAACGAACAGGCAAACCAGATGGCGCAGTTTGGTTTTAAATACGGCCAGCAGATAGCTGAAGCTGTACAGAATCAGTACAATGCCGAAGTCACACGTTGGGGAGAAGCCGCAAAAGCGGAGCTGGGGGCAAACTTTGAAAAGGTTATGTCCGCAGCGGGCGCTGGTATTGAGGCGGTAGAAAAGGTTGTACCCGGCATCCGGAAAGCGTTAAACGAGACGGGAGCCGGTAACCGTATTGAAGTGATCCGGGCATTTGAAATGTTCGGATTAAAGGTCCGTGAGGATCCTGGCATGGTCAATGTTAATGGGAGCGGGCAGCCGCAACAGGCAACGACCTGGTATCCCAATAGCAAAATGTAAATTTAATTTTTAAAAAAGGAGAGTGAAACACATGGCAACTGTAGGTGCAAACGCACTGACTTTGAACGACTACAGAAAACGCATGAACCCGCAGGGCTATATTGATGAAATCATTGAAGTCCTGGCATTGAGCAATCCCATCCTGGATGACATGACCTGGATGGAAGGTAACCTGCTTACCGGTAACAAAACCACGCTGCGCGCGAAACTGCCGGATCCGGCTGTTCGTTATATTAACCGTGGTATTACTCCGGATAAGTCCAGCACGAAACAGATTGTGGATACCAGCGTAGTGCTGGAATCCCGCAGCGAAGTGGATACCGAACTGCTGGCGCTGGCTCCGGATAAGGAAGCATTCCGCCGGTCCGAGGACAAAGGCTTCATTGAAGCATTCGGCCAGAAGGTTGCCAAAATGGTTATGTATGGCAACACCGAACTGGATCCGGATACCTTTAACGGCCTGGACATTCGTCACCGCATTATGGGCGTGACCGATCCTACCCAGCAGGGCTATACCACCGTTGACGCTGGCGGAACTACCGCAAGCAGCATGACTTCCGCATTCCTGGTAGAGTGGGGCGACCGTGCTACCACTGGAATTTATCCGCGCGAAGCTACCGCAGGCCTGGTGCATGAAGATTTGGGACAGAAAACTGTATATGACGCAAACGGCAAACCGTTTGAAGCTATGGTTTCTCTGTTCAAATGGAAATGCGGCCTGACTTGCCGTGACTACCGCGGCGCAGGTGCTGTACGCAACATCCTGCCGAGCCTGTTCACGACCGGCACTGCTGCGCAGAAGCTGGCCCTGCTGAATGCGTTTATCACTGCGCATGACCGTATGCGGCATCCGGAACGCTGCGTAATGTATGTTAGCGTTGCGCTGTACACTGCGCTGAAGCTGTTCCTGATGGATAAGAACAACAGCTATGTAACTATGGAAACCCTGTCCAACGGCATCACCGTTCTGAAATTCGACGGCATGAAAGTTGTCCGCATGGATTCCATGGTCAACAATGAATCCCAGTTTACCTGATACGGAAGGAGGATAAACACCATGATTTTTGATGCTGGCAATTTGTTCCTGGACAAAAAAGCAATTACTACTTACGGTACCACGGCTGCTTATTCTGACAACGTGGTTGAAAACACCGGCGGCGGAAATGCCTATGAAGCACCGTGGCTGGTAGTGCTGATTACCGGCGCAGCTTCTGCAGGCGGCAATCTGACTGTTACGCTGCAGACTTGTGATGCTGTGGGCTTCGGTTCCGGTGTAGTAGATCTGTTCGCACAGACTGTTGCTACCGGTTCCCAGGGCGAAGTTATCGCCGTGCGCGTACCGGTTGGCGCACTTAAATATTTCCGGCTGAAACTGCAGGGCTCTGCAAGCATGACCGGCGACGCCGTTGTTACCGCAGGCCTTGTTGCCGACGCGGACATTGCGTGATAAGTGGAAATTGATTTAAGGGGCGGAGTTTCTCCGTCCCTTTTTTAAAAAATGAGGTGTGATATGAACATCACTGACATTTGTAACCTGGCTCTGAATCACATTGGCCGTGAGCAGATAGCCGACCTAAATGAAAATACAGAGGCTGCCCGCACTTGCAAGCTGCATTATGATTTGCAAAGGCGTGTGCTGTTAAGGGCGTACACATGGTCATTTGCCAAAAAATACATAAAGTTGGCAGAGATAGATACCAAAACGCCGGGCTGGAAATATACATACGCCTATCCGAATGACTGCGTAATGGCCCGGAAGATATACAACGAAGATAATACCTGGTGCATCCTGTGGAAAAACTTTCCGGGCAATTTAGACCAGGTATTGTTAAACGATAACACGAAAGCATTGGTATGCAATTATAAGGACGCATACCTGGAATATACATACGACGTAAAGGACGCGGATCTGTTCCAGGCAGACTTTGCGCAGGCCTTGTCCTATTACCTTGCCGGTGCTATCGCCGTACCGTTGACCGGCAGCGAAGCATTAGCGCAGCAGATGCAGGGCATGGGCGCACAGCTGCTGCAGGAGGCGAAGTTTACCGCGATGGGCGAACGGAACCGGGTGCCTGATTATCCGAGCAAGTATTTCCGCGCAAGGTGGTGAGCGTATGGCAGACGGAAGATTATACATGCTGCAGCCGTCGTTTGCTGCCGGTGAGATTTCCCCGGACGTGGCCAGCCGTGTTGACCTGGATAAATACGCCAGCGCACTGCTGCAGGCCCGGAACGCGTTTATCAGGCCATACGGAAGCGCATACCGCAGGCCGGGGACACTGCATATTGCGGACCTGGCCAGCGGCAAAATCAAGCTGCAGGAGTTTGCAGTGGACGCAGACAAAAGCTACCTGCTGGAGTTTGGCAACGGTTATTTAAACGTATGGTACGACGGCGTGAAAAAAGCCACGCTGTCAACGCCGTTTGCCGGTACAGAACTGCACAAGCTGCGTTTTGCACAGAGCGCCGACGTGATGTTTATTACGTCCGGCAGCCATCCGGTACAGGAGCTGACACGGTACAGTGATACCAGCTGGACGCTGACAGAGTACATCCCGTATCCAGGCTACTTTGATGCTACCACGATGGTTGACGGGGTAACGATTACGCCGTCCGCCGTATCCGGAACAGTGACACTGACGGCCAGCGGGGCAGCGTTCACGTCCGGGCAGGTGGGAAACTGGATACAGCTAAATCAGAATATCCCCGCTGCCACGGTAACGCGTACCACGTCCGGCACAAGCGGATCATTAGAGGCAGGTCCTACCGGCTGGAAAATCATTTCACATGGAACATGGACAGGCACATTTTCCGTGGAGTATTCGTCGGACAACGCGAACTGGAAAACGCTGCGCAGCTATTCGTCTAAAGACGATTTCAACGTAACGGAATCCGGCACGTTTGATGAAAAAACATATATCCGTATAAACGCCAGTATTGACAGCGGCACGTTCTCTGCAGATCTTACGCGGCTGCCATACACCAGCAGTGGCACGGCCAGAATAACGGCATATACGGACAGCACGCATGTTACCGCAAAGACTGATGAACGGTTTGCTAACACAAGCGCTTCTAATGACTGGGCATTTGGCAGCTGGTGTTCCGCGTATGGCTATCCTTCCTGCGTAACATTTTTCCAGGACAGGCTGTGCTTTGCGGCCAATAACCGGCAACCCTTCATGGTATGGATGAGCCGGACCGGGGATTATTATAACTTTGGTGTGGAGAAGGCCGACGGGGAAGTGTTGGACGACAGCGCGATTGCGGTATCGTTCATTTCCAGGCGGGATTTCCGTATCCTGCATCTGATGGCCCAGGCCGATTTAATTGTGCTGACGGAAGGGAATGAGTGGATCATATCCGGGCGCACGACGGTTACGCCGAAAGAGATTGCGCCGCAGGTACAGACCAGCCGCGGCTGCACAGACGTGATACCGGAAATGATTGGCGGGCAGATGATCTATGTGCAACGCCACGGAAAGACGGTACGCGATCTGCAGTATAACTACACCATTGACAGTTATGACGGCATGGATCTGTCTATCCTGGCAAAGCATATCACCCAGGACACGCACATT